AGCACAATTACTTGCGCAATCCGAGTCCCCTAAGAAGCTGCTCAGCAGTCGACTTGGAGATGTGAACAGAGGAATCCAATCCATCTGTCTCCTTGATCTCTTCACAAGGAGTATCGGGCTCAGATACCGCCGTTAGGCTAAGAGTCTGAGAACGTGCGAGCTTCTTTTCGAGCTCGTCAAAGCGCTCACATAACGCTGCAAAGGCCTCTTTTTGAGTATCCTTTGACTTCAAGGCGAGAAGTGCACCACCACTAATTTGGGTGATGAAGATATCCACTTTACCAGCCGCCAAGCTGGTCAAACCCGTTATTGTAATCGTGTTTGCCGCCCCTGTGCCATTTGCTGACACTGTAAACACAGCGACCTGAACCGAAGTTCCCGCCGCCACAGCATTTGCTGCAGCAGCAGAGCTATCCACTAAGATAGTAGGCGTGGCAGTAATATTACCACCAGGCGTAAACGTCGCAACAACAGTAGTAGAACCAACTGTTGAAAAGGTAAGCACAAACGTTCCTGCAATAGGCAACGTAAAAGTGCTTGCTGTAGAGACCACCGGGATTGTTGATCCCGTCACCAAAGTGCCACCTGTCGTTCCTAAGAACTTCGAGGCAGCAGCAGCGGCAGATGCAAGTGGTCCCTCAATCACATGTGCATACAAGACTTGTTGACCAATAGGCGTTTCTTGTTTACGCCGTATCAACGTCCATTCATGTTCGACCCAAAGCTCACCGGCAGGCGTCGCAGCTTGTGCTCCATTGGAGACTAACTGAAACTGACCCATGTCGTAAAACTTTGCAGCCTGACCTGTAGGAGCAGCGATATTTGCAGAACTAAACACGAAATATTGATTCAGAGCTAATGCGTCACCTTTTGATCGGTTCCGCCCTCGACTCTTGTGAGCAATACTCACATCGTGCACGAAATGCCCCGCGAAGGGTGGACCAGAAACTGATCCTTCGTAGTTTTCCAGCTGAGTCACGTTAGTGAACGTGGCATCATCTGGATCCATATTCGTGGCCATGGCAATGATTCCAGCGGAAGTCAAAGTACCAGAGGCCATATATTCTTCACCACGATACCAAAATCTGAGCAAATGACAGATGTACTCCTCATAAGTACTGGCAATCTGGGAGAAAACTGGAAAAAG